TCACCTTATGGGATAAGTAAAAAAGTAAATGAAGAAACCGCATATCCTGGACAAACCGGTTTAAGATTTACTACCGTATATGGTGAAGGTGCTAGAGATACTATGATGATTGGAAGACTCGTAAGAAATGAAGCAAAATATGCAACTACTCACATAAGAGATTTTATTCACGTAGAAGATGTGATGAATGTTATAGATTTGTTACTAAAAAAATCAGTTCATATACTTAAGCCGGCTTATGACGTAGGAACAGGAAAAGGGAATAGAGTCGATTATCTTGCTAACGATATATGTGGTAGAAATCTTCCAGTTAATAAAGGTGATGACTGTGAAGCAAAAGATAATACTGCAAACATACAACCTTTACAAGATTTAGGTTGGAATCCTACAATTAATGTAGTTGACTATTTAAAAGAAAAAGTTGGCGTATGAGTCACGCATCAATCATTCCTCTTATAGGTGGCGAAACCATAGCAATGCAGAATGTTTTTGGTGAAGAACCAAAATACATTTTGTCATATACAGATTTTGAAGCGAATGATAGTCAACTAGTTAATTACTATAATAATAGAGTTCCGTATATTAAACTAGATAAAGGTGGTAGTGCTCCTTCTCGAGTAGACGTTGTTAATACTGTTTGTCCTTGTGCCGGTTTATCTTCGCTTAGTTTTACCAGTGGCAGCGATAATCCTGCTAATGATTGGATGCTTCGTGCTGCACGGTATGTTCTAGAATATGTAAAGCCTGAAGTTTTTTGGGGTGAAAACGCACCAAGACTTGCTAGTAAAATGGGGCAACCGATAGTAAAAGAAATGAGAAAGATGGCCAAAGAATTTGGTTATAGCGTAAGTCTTTATAAAACAAAGTCTATATTGCATGGTCTATCTCAAGTCAGAGATAGAGCTTTTTATTTTTTTTGGAAAGGAAATGAAATTCCTATCTTTGATTATTATAGAAGACCTCATGAAAAGATTGAAGATACTATAAGAAGAGCTGCAACTAACGAACCAGATCCTATGACTAAACTAATGACTAATAAATCTATTCCTTCAGACAATCCTTTTTATAGGTATGTGTTAGAAGAAATGGAAGGCGGCATAACTCATACAGAATTCTTTAATAAGATTGAAAAATCTGCTAACCCATTACACTGGATAGAAGATAATGGTAGCAACTATTATGAACTATCAGAATGGTGCGAAAAAAATGGATACGAAAACCAAGCAAAGAAAACAAAAAGAATGGCAGATAAAGTTAAAGCCGGTGGAAACGTTATGAGAAGAACTATAGAAATTGGAAAAAATCATATAGGAGCCTTTGTGGCGCATCTTCCAAATCATTTAACTCATCCCGATGTTGATCGATTTTTAAACGTAAGAGAATGTTTAGAGATTATGAAACTGCCAAAAGACTTTCAATTGCAAGGTGGTATCAAAAATCTTAATCATATATGTCAAAATGTTCCAGTAACAACTGCTATGGATATGGCTGATAACGTAAAGAAATTCTTAGGAGGAGAACGCACACTTGTTAAATCAAACTTTTCAATACAATGTAATAAAACAAGAAATTTCTGGTCAGAGCCTGAACCAGCTACACTAGAATCATTTTTTTAATTTACTTTTCGGTGAAAATAGTATATAATATAATATATACCAAAATAGGAGAACTGCATGTCAATAATGGATAAATTGAAAAAGAATAGTAAAAGTAAATTTACTTCTGTATTATCAGATTCAAAATTTTTTACAGAACAAGATATGGTACCAACCGATGTTCCTATGATGAACGTTGCATTATCTGGTTCTATGGACGGCGGATTAGCTCCCGGTTTAACAGTACTTGCCGGACCTTCAAAACATTTTAAAACTTCTTTTGGATTGATAATGGCTTCAGCATATTTAAAAAAATATCCTGAAGCTGTATTATTATTTTATGATTCAGAATTTGGTTCGCCTCAATCTTATTTTCAACAATTTAATATTGATACTACTCGAGTTTTACATACGCCTATTACTAATGTTGAAGAATTAAAATTTGATATTGTTGGTCAATTAGAAGAATTGGATAGAAAAGATAAAGTAGTTATTGTAATTGATTCTGTTGGTAATTTAGCATCAAAGAAAGAATTGGATGATGCTATAAATGAAAAATCAGTAGCCGACATGTCGAGAGCTAAAGCGCTAAAAGGTTTATTTAGAATGTGTACTCCATATTTAAATATGAAAGATATTCCTTTAATCGCAATTAATCATACGTATCAGGAAATCGGTTTATTTCCTAAGGCAATTGTTTCAGGCGGTACTGGAATATATTATTCAGCTGATAATATTTGGATTCTTGGCAGACAACAAGATAAAAAAGGTACTGAAATTCAAGGGTATCATTTTATAATCAATGTAGAAAAATCACGTTATGTCAAAGAAAAATCTAAAATACCTATTTCTGTTTCTTGGGAAGGTGGCGTACAATCATATTCTGGTTTGCTTGATGTTGCCATGGCTGGAGGTTATGTAAATAAACCATCACCAGGCTGGTATGCTCGAGCAAATGAAGAAAGTAAAGTTAGGCATGAAGCTACTTTATTTGAAGATTTTTGGAAACCTATTTTTGAAAATACTGACTTCAAAGAATATGTAAAAGGTGCTTTTCAAATTGGAGGTAATAGGAGTATAGATATTGAAGATGCAAGAGAATAAAGATTATGAATTAATTCCTAGTCCTAATGATTCGCATTCTTGGCACATACGAATATTAACTGGTGATTTTGTTGAAACGATAGTACAATATGGTACTGTATCTTTTGACGGTAAAAGAAAACAATTCACATATGATTTTAATATAATTGAAAGCCCAGATTTAAATTTAACAATAGATAATGAAGACCTTCATTTTGTCCTTGCAAGAATATTAGAAGACATTATAGAAAAAGGAGAAAAAGAAGGTTGGGTAAAATTGAAAGATAAAAAACGCATTGATGAATACGAGAATAGAACAAACAATACTTCGAAAATTATTAACTGACGACGAATATATGCGAAAGGTTTTACCTTTCATAAAAGCAGAATATTTTGAAGGGCCATATAGAACTTTATTTAAAGAAGCCGGTAAGTTTGTTGATAAATATAATAAGTTGCCAACAAGAGAATCTTTTTTAGTAGAACTAAATGAGCATTCTAATTTAAGTAATGAAGCATTTTCTACAGCAGTGGATATTGCTCAAAACTTATTTGATGGTGATGAAGTTGATGAGAAGTGGCTTATAGAAAACACTGAAAAATGGTGTCAAGATAGAGCAATATATAATGCCGTAATGGAATCCATCACAATCATTGATGGTAAACATGAAAAATTAACAAAGAATGCTTTACCTAATTTATTACAAGAAGCATTGGGTGTAGCGTTTGATACAAAAGTGGGGCACGATTATGTCGAACAAGCCGGAGAAAGATTTGAATTTTACCATAAGGAAGAAGACCGTATACCGTTCGATTTGGAGTATTTTAATCGAATCACTAAAGGCGGGGTTCCTAATAAAACTCTTAATATTTGCCTTGCTGGCACTGGGGTTGGTAAATCTCTTTTCATGTGCCATATAGCAGCAGCTGCATTAACAGAAGGACAAAATGTTTTATATATTACTATGGAAATGGCTGAAGAAAGAATAGCTGAACGTATTGATGCTAATTTACTAAATGTACCTATTGATCAATTAGACAAAATGTCTAAAGATATGTTTACAACAAAAGTGGCAGACTTAGCTCGTAAAACAACAGGTAAATTAATTATAAAAGAATACCCTACTGGTGCTGCGCATTCTGGCCATTTTAGAGCTTTATTAAATGAATTAAAATTAAAGAAACAATTTGTACCTAATATTATTTTTATTGATTATTTAAATATATGTTCAAGTAGTAGAATGAAAGGGTTAGGTGGTGCAATAAATTCTTATTCATATATAAAAGCAATTGCTGAAGAATTAAGAGGACTTGCGGTAGAATTTGAATTACCAATATTTTCTGCTACTCAAACAAACAGGTCAGGATATTCAAACTCCGATGTTG